TTACTACGGCCATTGATACAGTGTTGCTAAACAGTGATTATGCTACTACACAATTAGATGAAACTAATATAGATGATAAAGGTCAACGTAAATGGTGGCGTATTGACACACAAGTTTATAACATTACTGATAACGATAGTAATGCTGGTTCAACAAATGATAAACCTAAAATAATAGTTTATAGAATAGTACCCTACGGAGTACATACATCTAAAACTGTAACTCCTGGTGGAAAAGCTCCGGGACTTGAAAATCTTAAAAAAGAATGTGTTAAACAATACAACTATATCTATACAGGCAAAAACATAGATGTTATGAGTTTTAATATTGAAGTTAAAACTGGATTTGCAACATACATGGGAGCATCTGCTACCAAACGTACTATTGATAATCAAGTGCAAGAATCTGCTAGCGGTGCAGATAGTGCAGCAGATAAAAACAATACAGCTCCAATGCCAGACGGAAAGAAGACAGAAAAGAAATTAGGAATACAGCCGGTTAAAGTAAATTATTCTGCAACTAGTACTGGCAGCGATAATCGTGGCGGTGGTGGTATTGGTAATGAAAAGACTCGTATTGCTCAACAATTCCACGATGCCATCACTAGCGCTGCAAGTATGGTACAGCTTGACATGAAAATTATCGGGGATCCTTATTGGATTGCACACAGCGGTATGGGAAATTATACATCTGTTCCTAGTCAATATCAAAATTTAAATAATGATGGAACTGTAAACTATCAAAACGGCGAAGTTCATGTGTCTGTAGATTTTAGAAGCCCTGTTGATATAAATCAAAGTACCGGATTATATGATTTTGGAAAGAGTGCAGGAAATAGCGTTCCTCTATTACAATGGAGCGGTATATATCAAGTAATTAAAGTTATTAGTAACTTTGACGGCGGATCTTTTACACAAAAACTATCCGGCCCACGCATAAATGGCCAAGAAAATACAGGCGCTGGAGCTTCTTCAGACGTACTAAATGTTTCAAATGAAAAGAAAGACCCTGATCCAGTAACAGAACCCAATAGCAACGGATAATAAATGTCAAATTTAGATAATCAAAGAGAAGACTATACAAATACACCTAAAGAACCTAAGCCAGGTCCGTTCCTGGCTAAGGTAGTTAGTAATCTCGATCCGTCTTATATGGGTATTTTAGAAGTTGAAATTTTAAGACCATCGGGTGGTGGATCGAGTGAAAGTCAACTACACCAAGTAAAATACATGAGCCCGTTTTATGGAGTTACTAATGTAAATTACAACGGTAAAAATAATGATTACGGGGATACACAAAAGTCATATGGTATGTGGATGGTGCCTCCGGATCTTGGCGTTACAGTTGTTGTAATTTTTATCGACGGCGATCCCAAACGCGGTTATTGGATAGGTTGTGTTCAAGACGATAATATGAATTTTATGGTTCCAGGTCTTGCAGCTACGCAGTCATTAGAAAATCCTTCGACTGACGATATGGCAGGGAATACCGGCCGTGCACCAGCAGCAGAATATAATAAATCTATAGAAGCAAATAATACTTCAAAAGATCCAGAAAAATTAAAAAAACCTACGCATCCTTCTGTAAATTATCTAAAACATCAAGGTTTATTATTAGACGACATTCGAGGAATTACAACTAGTAGTGCTAGGAGAGAAAGTCCTAGTAATGTATTTGGAATAAGTACTCCAGGCCCAATTGATAAAAATCCAGGAGCCAAAAAGTCTAAAATAGGTAAAGCAGAATGGCTTGCTGACACATTTGTCAGCAGATTAGGCGGTAGTTCTTTTGTCATGGATGACGGCGATGCCAACTGGCTACGAAAAAAATCTGCTCATACAGCACCGCCTGAGTATGCTAGTATAGATGCCGGTGACACTGACGGTAATGTAAATTTACCGGCTAATGAATTAATTAGACTTCGCACACGTACTGGCCATCAAATTTTATTACACAACACTGAAGATTTGATTTACATTACTAATAGCCGTGGCACAGCATGGATAGAACTAACTAGTAATGGCAAAATAGACATTTATGCAGAAGATAGTATTAGTATTCATACCGGCAATGATTTAAATTTATATGCTGACCGTGACATTAATATGGAAGCTGGTAGAAATTTTAATCTTAAAGTAGCAGAGCGCCATCAAACAGAAGTTGGAAAAGATAAAATTACTATTGTTAACGGTAAAGTTGCTATACAAGTTGACGGAACACAAGACGAAACCATTGCAGGTGCAGTTACAGAATCATACGGAGCTACACTTGATTTAACAACAGGCGCGGCTGTAAATATTACAACAGGCGATGCGCTAAATTTAAATATTGGCGGTGCTAGTGTAGTTTCTAGTTCAGGCGACTTTACAATTAAAGCTTCTAACACAGCAATCGACGGTGGAAATATCCATTTTAATTCAGGAATAGCTGGAGATGCAGGGTCAGCTTCCCCGGCAACTCCACCAACTCCTTTAACTACATTTGATAATCCTGCAGATGATGGTAGTACTATTAACAGTATAATGTTGAGAGTTCCTACCACAGAGCCTTACCCTGGCCATGAAAATTTAGATCCATCGAGTTTTACTCACAGTAAAACAGATAGAGAAACTGGTAGTGCAATAGATCCTCCAAATGCTTGGAAAACTTATAGTCTGTCTCAGGACACGTTTTTAAAAGGAAATAATTAATTATGGCTAATTTATATACTAAAACAGTAATACCACAGAAACATAATAATGCGCAGTCTAGAGTTCAGCGTTACAAAGGATTTAGTACAGTTAACCACAAAACTAAAAATTTTGCTTTGTATGATTTTGAATTAATCAAGCAAGATTTATTGAATCATTTTTACATACGTCAAGGTGAAAGATTGATGCAACCGGCATTTGGCACAATCATATGGGATCTATTGTTTGAACCGTTAACACCTGAAATACAAAATTTAATTTTGCAAAATGTAAATCAGATTTTTAACAGTGACCCGCGTATTCAAGCTGGCAATATCGTTATTACGCCATATGATACTGGATTAGAAATTAAGTGTGATTTAAAATATCTGCTTTATAACATTCAGGAAAGCATGAAATTACAATTCGATCAAGCCAACGGTTTATTAACATACTAGTACATAATAAACTACCCACTTAATTTAATCTAATAAATATACTTATTAGGACATATCATGAGCTCAACGGATCGACAAAATAATTTGCTAATCGCTGAAGATTGGCATAAAATTTATCAGTCATTTAAGAACGCAAACTTTCAAAGTTACGATTTTGATAACTTGCGTCGTACAATGATTGATTATATCCGTACAAATTTTCCTGAAGATTTCAACGATTATATTGAGTCAAGCGAGTACTTGGCCCTTATCGACCTTATTGCATATATTGGTCAAAGCATAGCTTTCCGTGTTGATTTAAACGCTCGTGAAAACTTTTTAGAGCTAGCAGAACGTCGTGATAGTGTTCTACGCCTGGCACGTATGGTCAGTTATAATGCTAGCAGAACAGTTTCTGCTAGAGGGTTATTAAAATTTAATACTGTACAAACTACTGAATCTGTTTTAGACAGTAACGGCAGAAATTTAGCGAGCCAGTTTATAACTTGGAACGATCCTAGTAATGTTAACTGGTATGATCAATTTATTAAAGTGGTTAACGCTGCACTGCCCCAAACACAGCAATTTGGAAATCCTGTCGATCAAGCTACTATCTATAATATTCCTACAGCTCAGTATAGATTTAATGCCAATAATAACGATGTGCCAATTTACTTTTTTAGTAAAACTATTGCAGGTCGTAGTATGAACTTTGAAATTACAAGCACTACTTTCAAAGGAAAAAGCTATGTTTACGAAGAGGCACCAAAAATTGCAAATCAAATAGCCTGCATTTATAGTGATGATGGATATGGTGCTAGTAGTCCAGGTACTGGTTTCTTTTTTAATTTTACCCAAGGTACACTAAATCAAGGTACATTCACTGTTTCTCAACCTACAACAAATCAAACAATAGATATTAATACACAAAATATTAACAATACTGATGTTTGGTTGTATGGATTAAATCAAAGTACAGGGTTAGAAAGTACATTATGGTCACAAGTACCTTCTACTACCGGCAATAATATTATCTATAATAGTTTAAATTCTAATATTAAAGACATTTATAGTGTTATTACCCGAGCTAGTGATGCTATTACATTATCATTCAGCGACGGCACTTTTGGTAATTTGCCAATAGGCGATTTTAGAGTTTATTATAGAGTAAGTAATGGATTGAGTTATACAATCAATCCTGCAGATATTATCAACGTAGTTGTTAATATTCCGTATATTAGTGCATCTGGTAAACAAGAAACGTTAAGTATTGGTCTTAATCTTGCAACAAGTGTAACCAATGCATCGACATCAGAATCTAATGCTAGTGTTAAAACAAATGCTCCACAAACATACTATACACAAAATCGTATGGTTACCGGAGAAGATTATAACATCAGCCCATTAAGTGCTAATTTACAAATTGCCAAAGTAAAATCTATTAATAGAACCAGTAGTGGTATAAGCCGATATTTTGATCTTATTGATCCTACTGGAAAATATAGTTCTACAACTTTATATGCAAATGACGGATTAGTTTATCAAGACATTTATACATCATCTGTTAATTTTACATATGTGACCCAAACTGATATCGAAGGTGTCATCTATAATACATTGTATGATATTTTGAATAGTGCGGATTTAAAGAATTTTTATTATTCAAACTTTTTAGATTATTTAAGTGTCAGTCTTAATGTTGCATGGTATACTGTAACAACAGATAGTAATTCTGTTAGTGGATACATCGGTAGTATTTTAGATAGAACACCTTACAAGGTCGGTTCTTATACTTCTACAGATTTACAATATGTTACTCCTGGCGCATTAATTAAATTTACAGCCCCAACAGGATATTATTTTAATCCTAATGCAACACCAACAACATTGGCTGCTATTCCTACTTCTGGAATACCATATGGTGGGACAACTTACTTATGGGCATCTGTGGTAAGTGTAGTGAATGATGGAACTGGAAACGGTCTAGGAACAGTTACAATTAATAATGTTACTAGCGGTGCTATTGTATTAGATAAAGTTATACCTGATGTAACAATAAATGGTATAGTACATGCACCCACAGCTACGCAGATTATTCCTAAATTTGTAACAACACTAACACCATCTGTTATAACTACAATGATTGATTTGGTGTTTGCTAATGATAATTTTGGATTAAGATACGATATTGCTACACAAAGTTGGCAAATTATTTTTACAACTAATTTAAATACAACTAATGTTTTTAATTTAGCAAATCAAGGAAGCCAGGCAAATTTACAATTAGATTCTAGTTGGTTAATTTTGTTTACCACTAATACAGAAACATATACAATTACTTCACGCAAATTGCGATATGTATTTGAAAGTGATCAAGAAGTAACATTTTATTTTGATAGTAGTTCAAATATATATGATTCAGTATCATCGCAGACTATTGTTGATACAATTAGTGTTTTAAGCATAAATCAACAACCTTATCCTGCGTCCACTCCGTTTACACAAGATTTAGTTTGGCAAATATCATCAGAATATTTTGGTCAAGATGGCTATATCGATCCTAAAAAATTAGTAATTACATTCTTAGATTCAAACGGGACTGGTATTGCTGATAATCCACAATTATTTTTAGATATTGTTAATCCTAGTAGTTCGACTTATATTGTTGAACAACTTTATAAAATATCTGAAGGACAAGAGGATTACAAATATGTTGCTAACGATCCTGTAACTGGACCTGTAATAATTGTTGCAAATCAAGCAGCAATTGGTTCATTATCAAATTATGCAAACGGATCTTATTTCTATGTTATTGATACAGATACTGTTTATCAATCAGATTTAACAATAGGACAATTACTTCCTAGTTTAAATTACAAAGTTTATATTGGTAGATCTAATTTAAAATTTCAATACAAACATAGTGCAGATTACGATTCAAGAATAGATCCAGGTACAAGTAATATTATTGACATTTATGTCTTAACAACTAGTTACGATACTGCATATCGTACTTGGGTTACATCTGGCGGAACAGAACCACTTCCTCCTAGTAGTACTGAATTGACCACTTTACTATCTTCTAATTTAAATTTAATAAAAACAGTTTCTGATGAAATTGTTTATCATCCAGTTAGTTACACACTATTGTTTGGAGCACAAGCTGATCCAAATTTACAAGCTACATTCAATGTAATGATTAATCCAAATAGTGCAGTTTCAACAGCGGATGTCCAAGCACGAATACTAATAGCTATTAATACATTTTTCAATTTAGAAAATTGGAATTTTGGAGATACCTTTTATTTTACAGAATTGAGTACTTACGTTATGAATGAATTGTCACCCGACATTATAAATTTTGCAATAGTTCCTAAACAACCAGGTTTATATTTTGGTAGTTTATTTGAAATACAATGTCCTGGAGACCGTATATTATTAAGTTGTGCTACTACAGCCGACATTGCAATTGTTAGTGGATTTACAAGTAGTAATTTAAAAACAATTACAGCTACAACCACAAGTGTTACTACTAATCAGGTAATAACAAGTTCAGTATTTGGAGGTAAAGCCTAATGGCTAATAGTAATGATGCTAACGCTGTTAATGGAAATAAAGGTCTTAGTGCAAATCTTTTACCAAAATTTTATCAAACTTCTGCTAACAAAAAGTTTTTACAGTCGACAATTGATCAATTATTCCAATCGGGATCGTTAACAAAAATTAGCGGTCTTATTGGAAGAGAAAATGCAAAAGCATCTACAGGTGCAGATGTGTATGTTGAAGCAGCAGATCAAGTAAGACAAAATTATCAACTAGAGCCTGGAATTACAATTAAGGATGCATTGGGCAATGTAACTTTTTATAAAGACTACATTGATTATATCAATCAGATAGGAGTATTTGGAGGGAATACTGACAATCACCCTCGGTTAAACAAAGAAGAATTTTATAGTTGGAATCCACATATAGATTGGGATAAATTTGTTAATTTTCAGAATTATTATTGGTTGCCTTACGGGCCAGACGCAATAACTGTTTACGGTTCTCAACAGGCAATCAACAGTACATATACTGTAGAATTGCAAGCAGAAGGATCAAATAATCAATATGTGTTCACACCTAATGGGTTCACACCTAACCCAGTTCTAAGATTATACAGAGGACAAACATACACATTTATTATTAATAGTCCAGGCAATCCTTTTAGTTTCATGACTCAAAGATCTACAGGTTCTTTGAACAGATATAAAACTACAGGTATTGATAATTACGGAGTTACATCGGGTACAATAACATTTACAGTTCCAACAACAGCACCTAGTATAATATATTATCAAAGCGAAACAGATTTAAATCTAGGCGGTGCAATTGAAATATTTAATATAACAACTGATACATTAATTGATGTTGAAAAAGTTATCTTAGGTAAAAAATCTGTTACTTTAGATAATGGTGTTACACTAAGCAATGGAATGAAATTACAATTTGGTGGCACTGTTATTCCTGCAGAATATGCTAAAGGACAGTATTACGTTGAAGGTGTAGGATCTTCGATTAAATTAGTATTAACTTCTATTCTTGAAGTAGTAAGTCCTTATACTACAGAGCAATCTATCGAATTTGATAATTTACCTTGGGATTCAGAGCCATTTGATGATGCAGTTGGTTATGCAGGATCTCTGGATTATATTACGATTAATCGAGCCAGTGCAGACCATAATCCATGGTCTAGATATAATCGTTGGTTCCATAAAGATGTTATTAACACTAGTGCTGCATTTAATAAAAATACAGCAAATCTTGATCAAAAAACTAGAGCTAATAGACCTATCATAGAATTTAACAGGGATATCAAATTATATAATTTTGGCAATAAAGCTATTTTTGACGTTGATTTAATTGATACTTTCACAACCGATGTGTTCTCGACAATTGAAGGTAGTATTGGATACAATATAGATGGTATAAATCTAGTACCTGGTATGCTTGTATTATTCACAGCAGATCTAGATCCTCTAGTAAAAAATAAAATTTATCGAGTAGAGTATGTCGATGTTAAACACTTAACTGGCGGAAGTAATCAACTGCATTTAGTTGAAGTAGCATCTCCTTTGTTAAATGAAGTTACATTAGTAAAACAAGGTGTAGCATATCAGAGTCAGATGTTTTGGTATGACGGTACAACATGGATACAAGGACAACAAAAAACTAAAGTTAATCAGAATCCTTTGTTTGATGTAGTTGATAATAATGGTATAAGTTTTGGCAACAAGTCAGTTTATACCGGTAGTACTTTTGCCGGTACTAGTATTTTTTCTTATGCAATAGGTACCGGTGTAGCAGATTCTGTTTTAGGATTTCCATTATCTTATCAAAATGTAAACAATATAGGTGATATTGTCTTTAATTTTAATCTAGTAACAGACAGTTTTCAATATAAAAAATTAGATTTTGTTGAATCTTCTAATATAAATGTCGGATACTTGTCTACTTTAGATTATGCAGGAAACATTGTGTATGTAAATGGTTGGAAAGTTAGCGAAGTTACTAATGCTCAGGCCGCAGTACGAATCTACAAAAATTCAGGTCTTACTAATAATTTTCCACTTGATATATTTGACAATATTAAGAATTTAAACGATTTAGTTGTTAAAATTTATGTTAATGGAATTAGATTAGATCCAAGTTTATGGAAACTAGTGACCAAACCGATTTACTATCAAATTCGATTAAAAACTCCGATTGCTAGTACAGATGTATTAACTATTAGAGCGTTTGCATCACAACCAATTAATGCAAATGGCTACTATGAAATACCTTTAAATTTACAAAACAATCCATTAAATGACACAATGAAAGATTTCACATTAGGTGAAGTAATCGATCATGTAACTAGTATTGTTGATAATTTGACAACATTTAAAGGATCATTTCCAGGATCAAGTAATCTAAGGGATCTAGGAGAAATCGCACAGTACGGAACTAAATTTATTCAACATAGTGGTCCATTAAGTCTTGGAATTTATCATATCACATCAGAAGTTAATAATGTGATTAAGGCTGTAGAACAAGCTAAAACTGATTATAATAATTTTAAACAAAATTTTATAAATGTTGCTAATTCTCTAGGAGTTGACGGTGATACGATTACTATTGTTAACAAAGTATTAGCAAAAATTAATGAAAATAAACCAACAGTTGCACCTTATTACCTTAGTGATATGGTACCATATGGTGCTTGTACAATAACTAATCTTACAGTTGTAGACTATAGAATTAAAAATTATCCATTAACTTCTGTGTTTACATTGGAAGCATTGAGTAATAAAGCTGTAGGAGTTTACCATAACAATGAACAATTAATTTATGGTCAAGATTATACTTTTAGCAACCAAGGATTTGTAATAATAGATCCAAGTGTTGCTTTGGCAAACGGCGATATTATCAGTACCTACGAGTATGAAAATACAGATGGGTCTTTTATTCCAGCAACTCCTACTAAGTTAGGTATGTGGCCTGCATTTGCACCAAAAAAATATTTAGATACTACATTAGTAAATCCAGTGAATGTAATTCAAGGACACGATGGTAGTATTATTGCTGCTTACAATGATTATCGAGACGATTTAATTTTAGAACTTGAAAAAAGAATTTTTAATAACATAAAAGTAAAATATAATACTAACATATTTGATATAGCA